CTGCGATGAACGCGTCTGCAGCATTCAATTTGATTGCATTTCGTACATCCGCGAACGTCAAGACTGACGTTGCGGCTGCGCTTACGGTGTTACCTGCTCCTGCGGATAGGGCGACACAGACTTTTTCAAATATGCCTTGGCGGACACATCCACCGTGGACTCTGCCGAGTCCCTCAACAAAATTCAAGGCTGAAGTGTTCGCAAGTAGATCCGAGATCTGTGTGACTTTGCCGAAGGGTGCCAGGGTTACGGTTCGTTTTGTGAGTGTGGGATCCGCAGCACTCAGAGCTGATCCTTCAGTCCAATTTGCATATGCTGGCTGCGTCATGATTTGAGTGTCGATTGTTTTGCCGCTGCCTTTCGGGACATCTGCGATCATGCAGATTTCGCGGAGATCTGACCAGTTGTTCAATTCTAGAAGGGCTCGGGCTTGGACGGTTGTCGGCAGTGCTATGTTGCTTGTGCTCGTGAGTAGTTCTTTCACGGTCATTTTGGCAGCGTCGCTTTCATTGAAGGTGTGGAGTTTCTCGATTAAGCTACGTTTTCTCTGTGCAGCATAGATTTCTCGCGGACTCATCTGCATGTAAGGAGCAAGATCTTCTTTTGCAGCTAACTGCTCAAGTGCCTTCGCAATGCGATCATCAATCCCTTTCGTGCCTAAAGCTATCTTCTCATCTATACTCTTGACTTTGTCATCAAAGCTTTTGATGGCTTCCTGAATTTGTTTGTCATCCATTCTTTTCATTCTCCTTTCAAGTTTACTTCCCACATTTCGCTCTAGGGCTCACCCTTGAGAGTCGGAGGGTTGCTGTACCGTTCACTCGAGAACTGAAGAGACTGAAAAATCCGGATTACTGCGATTTCTTCGCCGCTGCCGCAATGACTTCTTGGCTCACAATGCGAAATGCGTCACTTTTGTCTAGGCCTTCGCTGCGGAGTTGATGAAAACGAGCCCAGAAACCTTCCTTCGTCAACAGACACTTACACGGTTCTTTCTTAGGCTCTTGTTTAGGCTCTTCCTTCGGCTTCTTCAATTGCTCGAGCTCGCTTTTCAAAGCTTCATACTTGCCTTGAAGGTCTTCGATCTTCTCAAGAACTTCACTGTCTCCAACACCAGCATCCTTGGCAGCCGCAACCAAAACGTTCTGAGCCTTAACACGGAGATCCGCTGCACTTATACTGTCAGTGACTGGTTCAATCTGGTTCATTCTTGCTAGGGCGTTGCGGAGGTGCGGAAGATCAACTGTTCCGTCTTTGTCTTTGAAGGGCAAATGTCGGCATCGTTTGTCCTCGGTTTTGCCATCGAGGTATGCAGGTTCGATTACGGCGAAACTGGAATTTGGCAACTCGTTGATGTATGCTGCGGTCCATTCTGCCTCTAGGCTTGCAGGATCTAGTGTCGGAGGCGGCGTCTGTTGTAGAGGTGGAGTTACGGGAGGGTGTGTGAGAAGCGGCGCCGGATTCTGTTCAGGCGCTTGATTTTGACTGTTTTGTTCATTCAAGTTTGTCACACTCGTGACTGTGAAGGATTCAACCAGTTTCTCAACCGGCATGATACGAGTAAGCGGCACGCCAGGCAACACGTCTTTCGTGAGCAAGGCAAGACCTGTGAAAACGAGGCCAAGACACACGTTGCCTTCCGGCGTCTGTTCCGTGCCTCGAAGACAGTCTGCCTCGATGCTGACCTGAAGGATCTCGCCTTTCTCAATCAGTTTCAAGGCTTTACTTTCCTTCTCCACCCGGAGGAGGCATTCGACACAGTTATCCTCGTATTGGGCATCATAAATTGTGACTTCAGGAAGCTTCTCGTCTGTATGGTTCAGGTCCACAGCTTTGCCGACAAGAGATCTGGCTGCCTGAAGTAACTCGTCTTCCGTGTACATGTTGTTGTTCATGCTGGAGAGGGGGAAAAGGGCTTCAACTTTGAAGTATTTGGCTTTCTCGTCTTCCTTGAGAAATTTCAGATATGATTTAGTCCAGTTGAATTTCTCTTGCGGCTTCTGATACGGTTTAGTGTCGTCTAAGCCTAGTTTGTTGAGCCACGCGTAATAGTAGTCTTTTCCTTCTTTGCATTCAGTTTTGTCTTTGCAATAACGCCACATGAAGGCGTCATAGATTTTTTGAAAGTCTGGATGTTTCGGCATTTATATTCCAACCTCAAGTAGGATGAGCATGCATCTACACCATGGATGGTTGTTTGGAAACCATAGGCTGTCTCCAGGTTCCTTAGTCAAATATGGGAAGGTTCTTTCTGCATCTTCGCCCGTCATGACATGTTTGTCATATTGAAGGCAGAGATCGCAAGTCCGATCATCGACCACGGCCACGTACATGAAACTGTAGGTTAATTCTCGGAGAAACTCAAGAGTGAGAAGACTCTTTATCAAGTGCTTTACTGATTTTTTCATAAGCTTCAAGCCGTTTCTGTCGTTCCTCACTCAGATTTTGCGAAGCCATGGACGGCACAAGCTGTACACTCATAACCGTGCCCTTCCCCGCTTCATCGGGATAACCTAGAATCTTGCGGGCCCACACTGGACTTACGACGCCATGCTCAATTTCACCCTGCAATTTGGTGCTGAGACTCGTTTTATCCTCTTCTTTCATCGGTCGCCAAACCATCTTAACCGGTTTTCCGGTTTGAACAAGACTGAATATGTTGGCTTCATGGAACCGTTTGAGAACACGCTGGTAAGCCCTGACTTCCGCTTCTAGGATTCGCTCTTGATATTCTGCTGTGGCCATTGTTGTGGTGCCTCCGAATCCGAGGGCAGGTTCTGGAACTCCGAGCCCTGCAACAAGATTACGCGTGAAATGAGCAAGAATAGGCTCAACTGTTTGACGTCCGCCGACACTTGCGCTCTGATAGACCTCTTGAATCTGCTCGATTGTGCCATCGTTGAATATGTCTTCACCAGGCTTCCGATTGATCACGCCATTCTTGACTCTGTCATAAGTATCTTTGTCAACGGGGTTGTCTTTGCCGCCTATTTGAATGTGCAACATTGGATCTGCACGGCGCCTAGCAATCCAAGGCAACTTCTCCTCCATGAACAATAAGGCTTTGATTGTTGGTAAAACACAGCGGAGGCAACTGACGCCGAAGAGCGCCCAGGGCTCCGCGTTGAATTTCAGATGCAAGATATCAGCGGGTTTTATGTGGTCCACTTTGCCGAAACTGGGTTCGTAATGATATTCCGTGATTTGCTGGTCACTGTCAAGTTTCAAGCCCATTTTACTTGGGTTCAAAGGCTTAAATGATTGGTCTTTCAGTTTTTGCCAGTACATGTTTCCAGAGACAAGGGCGAAAAGGGCGCCGTCCCGAAACACTGTGTCTGCCTGCAAGTTCGTTAGCAAGTCTGTGATGGCTTGTTTACTCGCGTCGTCTTCAGATTCAAGGCCGTAGCCCATTTGCCAAATCATGAACTGCTTGATGTTAACCGCTCGAGCGACGTAGGGAATGTAGTTGTATGCATCAAAGTAATCCTGGAAATCATTGAAATCATCGGGGTATTTGACGCCGCTAACTGTGCCTACACTGACTTTCACGGCTGTAGCAGGATTCACGGAAGCTTCAATTAGTTTAGCTGTTTCAAGCCTGCCTCGGATACGAGTCTCACTTATTTGAGGTTGATCTGAACTTGAAATAAGGTAAGGCCCGGAAGTTGGACCTTGCACTGTGACGAAGCCTTGAAGCTTACGTGGAGGAGAGACAGGGTTAGGTTTTGCCTGCAACTTATTGAATGGCCATGGCCACTTTTTCTTATTCATTTTTCCCCGACAACTCCGAACGATACGAGCCCATGCATCCGAGGGCGAATTGAAACTGTATACCGAAGAGCGTCAGTACAATGGTCATTCTCTTTCACATTCTCATCATACTCAGCCAATTCCCCGATCAGATTAACACATTTCGAGGAGATGAACAGTCGAGGTTTAGCATCGCCTTGAATTGTGAAGCGACTGCCGAGCTCCCGGATCCCGTCTTCCCTTTTGTATTTGTTGCCTTCAACAATGAGGCCGGCTCTCCTGATCATCTCGATAGTTTCCGGGTCCGAGGGGTCACAGATTATTCTTCCCCGACCGTAGCGAGCGTAGAAGTCTTGAAGGGCCTCTATTAGTTTTTCAGTTGGCAGTTGACTGCCGTAGACTTCATCGAGAACCCACATACGACCGTCATGATCGAGCCCTACTGCAAGGATGCATGCTGGGTTTGTCCATCCGAAGTCAACACCATAACGCACTTCACTCAGCAGGTCCTTGTTGATTTCCCGTACGTGTAAGGTGCTGTCGAATGTGAAGGTTTTGCCACCGACCTGAGCAAAGCGTCCGTAAATGAATCTGTCGGCTAATCCTTTTGTGTGGCTTCGGACTATGCTATCGACGTATTCTTTTGTGAGGTATTTATTGTCGAAGATGCTCCAGCGGTAAACTTTGCTTTGGGGGTCCTTGTTTGAGGGGTCTTCGAAGAACCGGTAGAGTCCGCTGCCGGGAGCGTCGGGGGTTGTGGTGATGAAGGCGCCTGTTGGAAAACGCCCTGGAACGCTGCCCCGTATTCTTCTGAGGATCGTTTGCCAGGCTAATTCGAAGTGTCGGACGAGTCTGCCTTCGTCCAAGTGTACAACGTCGATGTTAGGGCCTTCAGCCATCTCCGGGTTTTCAAGACTGCCAAACCATAGTCGGGACCCGTTTGTGAGGTCTATTCGGCTGTCGCTTTTGTTGAAAGCTGAGATTAACGGGTTGCTTTCGATTGGGAAGCCAAGGAGTCTTTCGAGTGTTGGGATGAGGATGCGTCGGACCATTGGATAACTGGGTTCAAAGATGTAGCCGACACTGCCGTTGTTTTCGATGAGCCAACTGAGGATTTCGAAGACGCCGGCAATGGTTTTGCCTCCTCCAGTGCCAGCACTAATCAGTCTGTACTTTACTCGATACCGATCCTGGTGGAATAGTTTCTGTTTTGGATGTGGCAGATATGGAATCCTTATTTCCGTTTGAATGCTCATCTTGTTCAGGAGTCCACATTTTAACTATGATTTTGCCCTGAGCTTCCAGTTTGACGTCGAGGGGCATGGTTTTGCCGACTAGACGACAGATGTTCGCGAAGAGGCAACGTCTGTCAGCAGGGTCCTTCAAATCGAGACTGTTTAGGGCTCGTTGAAAAAGGTCGTGAATGTAGTTTTTGAACCAAGTGGGATCTGTTCGGAGGGCTTGCATGTCCTTCCAGATTGTGACTTCTGCAACTTCAAGTTGGTTGGCGATTTCGCGTTCAGTAAAGCCTTGACCAAGAAGCTCTATAATTTTTAGTCTTCTCTGTTCGGTTTGCTCTGGAGCTCTGGCCATAAGTCTATACTATCCTATATTTTTCGGCCATTTCATCTGGATAATCTTCAGAGTCCCATTCGTCCTCTTGTTCTTCTTCTTTCATTGCAAACTTCCTTGCCCTCTTGGCTCAATCAAAACTTCGCCTTGAATGACTGTTACTTGATTAGGAAGATAGTCAGGGGCTTCGGGGTCTAATTCATGAATTGTGAGGGTTACGTGGTCTGCGATTTGTTGAGGCGTCAATTTATTGACTGCTTCATGAAGTATGTTATCGTAGAAAGCTTCCGCTAACACAAAGTGTCGTTGGGCTCGTCTCAACTGTGATTCTATGCTTCTGCTTCTTCGATACCCCATAATAGGCACCGCTCACTTCCTCCGCTATAGAGGAAAGCGGAGAATCGAAAACTAGAGGTTAATGAAAGAAAAGAGTCAGAATTCAACTTTTAAAGGTTCAATGTTTCGGCGTATGGTATGAAGATAATGCTTACATGAAGTTACGATGAAATCGGTCCTTGATAAGTGTAAGAGAGAAGCAGCTCTATCAATCTGCTTTAACAGGTTTTCGTCAATGTTGCACTCAACACGCTGCTTCAAGATTCGCGTTCAACCCTCTTTTTCCAGTTCCGCATAGCAGCCGTCAAATCAAGCAACGGCAAACCAGCCCGAACCAAACGCCTATGCCTAGATACAGCAACCACGACACTGAAGGGAACAGCATGAACCTGATTGGGCCTGAGATCACGACGACTGCTCACAGTTCTCCCTTCTCCTCTTCGGGCTCGTCCTCAGCAGGAGCCCTACGCAACTCCATCAAGCCGTATTTGACGATGTCTCCTTTCTTCAAACGGTACAACCGCACAACAGTCCTGTCCAGCGGAATATATAGCACTCTGGAATGTCTTCTAAGTTGACCGAACATGACAAAATGCAGTTTTTCGACTCTTTTCTCAGATGGCACCATATCCTTGATTCCTTCACTAGATTTTCTCATTCAACTATGACTCCTTTCAAGTTGACAACATGCGAGAAGAAACTTTGAAACCTGGATACCTAGCCTAACTGACTGTGTAGGGCTCGAACCTAGTTTTGATGGACTTTTCCCATGGGCTCGCCTGGGCTCTGAAACCCTCATTTTTCAGAAACCTCCTTGTCTGTTCCATCATAGGTGAAATAAAGCGAAAGAGTCCCTCGTACGATATGCTGTTTGCTTTTGGCATGTTTAGCTCCTAGAGCTTGAGCGTTTCTTCGATTCTCATAAATGACTCCGCAGTTTTCACATCTGAAAATGGATTCAGTAATTCCAATCAATTTCTTCAATGAGACTCTCATAGAAACTTCCAGCTCCCCTCACAGTCTTTTGCTTCTTTCAAATGTTTCTCGCATAACCCGTATTCTTTGCCGTTCTGAACAAAAACTCCAACAGTTACGGAGTCACGCATGCAATCTTTGAAGCCGCAGACAGGGCTCGGAGCATGATAGGCTTTACCAAGCTTCAAAATCGTGTCGAGACGTTGTTGAGGATTGCCAGGCTCATGTAACCGATAATAAGACTCAAGTTGCTCAATGAAGAAATTACTTATGCTTTTTCCTTCTCGTTTCAGGACGCCTCTAACATTGTCTATTAGAAGCCTGGACTGTTCAGGAATATAGAGCGTTATTCTACGTTTAGTATGTGTACGTGTACGTATATACGTATACGTATACTCTTTCTCTCTATCTCTATCTCCTATCTCCTCTTCACCCAAAAAAAACACCTATTCAGTCTGAACCTGAATGTTGACAACTTCGCCCTCGAGGAGGACTTCTCGGATCCGTTCAAGACGGTGGATAGACTCGGTTCTGACGCCTGCAGAAACAACGTAACTGTTTTGGCTGACCAGCTTCTCCAATTCCAAGAGTTCGCCGAGAATAACGTCAATTTGCTTAGCAGTATAGACCTTCATACTTCTCGGTCTCCTGGCGCAACGTACGGCAAAATCAACGCCTTAAAGATGTCTTCTTCCGTCTTGCTGGCTACAACCATGCCCTTCTCAACCACGCCTCGAGACGCGCTTAACATCATCTCCAACGCCTTCGCATGCGTGCACAAGCGTATGTTATGGTCTGTGCTGCCCGTCCGTATCAAGAGAATGACACCCCAAGTCTCAGGTTTCGCAGCGTAAAAGTCAACTTGAGCCTGTCCATCTGGCGAGTTAGCGAAAGGAACGTACATGCGAATAAGCTCCGGACCCCCGATGCCCGGCTTGGCGTCGAGCTCGCTTCTCATCAAGATCGGAATGCGACCCCACATAAACGGTTTCGGAATAACAACGATGTCAATATCGTGGACTTCTCCCCGTCTGCGTCTGACGGATCCCGCGACCTCAACCTTCTCGCAACAATCCCCGATGGTTTGCATGACTTTGAAGGCTAGACGCTTAGCTTCTTGAAGTTTCAAAATTCTATTCCTCCTTGACTTGCGAGACTTCTGAGATTGGCGCCGCAACTTGGGCACTGCGGTTTCCATTGTCGACGAAAATCATCGCCAAAGCTTGAGTTGTCTTCTACGAAAGTGACTTCTGTTCCATCGAACGTGGCGACACATTCTATGCATTGATAGTGGGTGTCCCTTGCATCGTTATAGCAACCGTAATGCCAAAGTCTCCCATCTTTTGATCGAATGAGGTTGCGTTCAATCGGTTCTTGACAGTGAATCCAACTGCAAACCCGTTTGGCTAAAGGCACTTTCTTGTAGAGCCCACGATCACTCATACAGAAACCTCGATTTCGAGTTGCTCCCTACAGGCCTTGGCAAAAGCTCTAGAACAAGCCAAAGGAATCCTAGCATGTTGCGCCGACTGAATTGCTCTATTATGACATGGCGTTGGTTCCAAATACTTCATGCTTGGTTGATCGTGCCCATTCTTATTTTTACAACGGATTTTTACTCGCATGTCACGTGGCATGAGGAAAAGCGGGTAGTTCCCGTAAAAGACGTGGCGTTTTCCGTAAGTGATGAATCCTTCTGTCCTCGGTTGGAACTTCTTGAAGAATTTCTTGAGATTAGCCACATTCTCCATTATCCAAAAATGAGGGGCTGCATCTTTCACAAAGTCCAGAAAACAGTCAATCAAAACAAGTCCATTTTCAGGGTGAGGTGGATTCCGCCATCTTTTGCCATAGAGTAGACCTATTTGTGAGAAGTCTCTACATGGTGGACTTCCCCAGATCACATCGTAACCTTTGAAGGCTTCACCTTTCAAGTCACACATATTCGCTTGAATGAAATGATGCTTGTAACCCAACATCTTAGGCGCGTCAACGATGTCTGTGCCCATGACATCGAAACCTTCAAACGCAAAACCGTCTGAAACTCCTCCCATCCCGCAGAAGCAGTCAAGCAAAGTGAATTTATGTTCACTCATTCTGGAGCGCTCCTTACTTTTGTGAGCCTATGTTTGTCAGCGGAAATGTGGTCGATGAAGAAATGTTGATTACATTCAGTGCATGTGAACTCGCCGACTTGAGTGCCTTCAATTTTGTGACGGTGAACAGTTTCAAACGAGCCCACACCCGATTTCTCAGAACCTTCCAGGGGCTCATGTTCGTCTTCCACCGTTGCGATGCCTTCAGCAAACAAGGGCTCTTCCTTATCGAGAGAAACTGGAATTTCACCCTTCGCTACAGCCTCTTTTACCGCGTCAATGAGAACTTCACGGCCTGCAGGAGTGTCAAGGAGTTCACGAGCCTTACCATAAGTGATATCTTGAGGCTTCACAGTTTCAACTGAAACAGGTTTCCCATCAGGTGCTCTAAGGGTTAGAGCAGAATCTGAGCCCCCAAGAGCCCCAGCGGCTGCTTTAGTCTGATCTTTCAAGTCATCAGGCAAATAGCGGTAGACTGTGCTGATGCCCCAACCGAGTTCCTCGGCAAGTTGCTTCATGCTCCAATTTGTATAGACAATGATTTCTCGGAGCAATCGGCCTTTCTCTTCCGGTGAAACATTCCGTCGTTCATTAGAAATCAAACGAGCCTTAGCCAGTTGCACCGGATCCTGGATCCCTTCAACCGTAAACTTAGGCCAGTCAGGGTCCGCTTTGAGTCGATGAAAACCGTCGATCACATTCCCGGAAGGATCCACTAGAACGGGATAGAGACGGCCTATCTTCCTAGACGAGCCCCTGAGACCTTTGACATCTTCGTCCTCTGAGAGAGCGGAAATGTGAAGTTCGCTTGACTGACTGATCTTGGCAGTGGATTGACCAGCTGCTTTTAAGTCCCCTGGAAGAGGAGAGCCCGCAGCGGGTATCGGCGTAGGGCTCTTTTTCGCCAAAGGACCAGGCACCATCCAACTTTTCGCGCCTTGAAGGTAGCCTTCGCCTCCCAAATCCTTGACGAGAGCGCACATCATTTTAAACTGTTCTTTATTCAGAAACTTTTTCGGATACAATGTAGCTACGAAATAGCCTTGTTTGTCTTCGTCTATGTTGAATAAATCGCCGACTTCTTCAGCTTTGATTGCCAGGGTTTCAACGATTTTTTCAGCAAATTCTACAGGCGTCTGAACAGTCATTGGATAGGGTCCTCCTTATCTTCTACGATTTCCGCTTCAATCACATGGCTTCTGTCAAAACCACCTTGTTTTTCAGGCGTATTCTCAAGGGCTTTGTACGTTTGGAGTTCAGGCAAAATCATATCTTTCAACTGTTGACCTCTACCCGTCTGCACATAGGGCAGGAAGGCCATTGTTTTGCTTGAGTGCATCGCGTATGCGCTGTTGAGATGTGTGTAAATGAACCAGTGCATAGCACGTATGCTGACTTGCCAATTCACTATTTCACTTTTAGGCGGTCTTCCTCTCGGTTTCGCTCGGTCCCAGATTGTTGGGCAGTCTACGCGGACTCCGACTTTGACGGGTAAGCCTTCGATGGTTTCTTCGATTTTGAACATGACATAGATTTCGCCTGGTTCTCCGCTTTCAATGACTTTCTGGTTCCAATGCCAAAAGATGTCTTGAACTTCATATTCGCTGAGTACGCCGTCGATTTGATGTTTAGTCCGTTCTGGATTGATTTCAGTGTCCTTATACTTGATGAGGGGGTCGTCACTGTAAATTTTCTTGAGATCCATCTACTCGGTCTCCTCAACGTTCCAGATGATCAGAGGCTCCAGGCAGACCGGGCACCGACGCCAAACATCATGATCTTCAACAGTTCGGCGTGTTCCGCATTTTCTGCAGTAAGTCTCAAACTGCATCAAGCCGGAAGGAACGAGGTTCTCTAGCGGAGTCCTGGGCTCTTGTTTCAGACTTTCCTTCTTCTCTTCGTCACAACAACATAGATCCTCCGGTAAACCGCAATCCGGACAAACATTCTCCAGAGCCTTCTCCAGCCCCTTACGAGTAACAACTTTCTTTGGTCGTCCCCTCTTCGCCGGCTGAGCCCTGCCCGCATCCACAAGTTTCTTGAACTTCTGTTTTAAAGCATTGGGGGTGCGTCCCTGGAACTCTTTCGTGAGGATCCCGCATTTTCCTTTTATGGTGCCGCTTAACTCGCTGACCCGTTTGATTAATCGGTTCTCGTCTTCTCGACTCCATTGCGGACCCTTAATTCTAGGCAGATGCTTTCTTGTCGGTTCAGGTGTCGGAGGCTCCTCTTTCTCAGGTATGCGTCTGGGCATGTGAACAGTTTTCCTAGAGTCTCCATGACGTTTTATCGTCAGAACCAACGTGACCGCTTTGCCGTTGATATCTGTAAAAATGCAGCCGTAACCTCCCTCATCGAGCATTGCCTCCCAATCCGGGTCGAACTCTGTACCGGGAACGATGACGCATTCGCCGTATGGAGGAACGTTCTGAGTTGGAAAACGCTCTTTCAACTGCACGAGACTAATCATGCAGACGCCTCCTCTACAATCTTCTGGATCTGCAGGTCCAGGTCCTCGACGTCACGTTTCAAGAGATCAAGGCGTTTCAAAAGAGCCTGAGACTCCTTGTCAATTTTAGCGGGCTGCATCTGAAGCCTCCTTCTTACGTGCACCGACAACCACCATCACGATCCCGAGGACTCCGAAACAAACTAGGACGGGAGCCAAAAGCCGACTGACAAGCTTCGGCAGCCGCATTAAGAGGCCCCACCAAGTTTGCGCTGAGGATCATGCAGCTTCAAGGATACTCTTCGCCCTAAAGGATAAGTTTTGAAAAGCGACTCGTCAGTGCTCCGTAACGTCAACTTGATCTGAGAAAGGCCTTGTTTGCTGAGGTCTGCGGACCAGTCTGTGAACAAGACGGAATAGACAGGCTCGCCCTCATCCGTCTGGGTGTGACTATGCCGCATTACACGCATTTCCACGTCAGTCATTCAGGCCTAGCCTCCAGGCTCTTCTTTTTCAACTTACCTTCAAGAATCTCGATGCAACGAGCAAAGAAAACGTCCGACCTACTCATCAAGAGCCTCCGTCTTGACAACTGCCAAGATTTCTTTCGTCACGCGATCAACTTCTTTCTGGCTAGTTGAGTCATAACTGTAACTCAGAACTTTCACGCCATGCCGCTTCGTCAACATTTCGCGGAGTTGTTCGTCTCGCTCTTGTTTATGATCGTGGACTTCGCCGTCAAGATAAATCGCAAGGTTTTGTGCTGGCAAGTAAATGTCGGGAATAGTTTCTTGAACACAGAAATGATGGTCTTGAATGATGCCTGTGACGCCTGACTCAATCAATGAAGCGATTACGATGCCTTCCATTTTGCTATGCTGAGGACTCATGTGAGCCTTACGTTCCTCCCATTTTTCAAGAGGTCTGACTGTGTCTGTGGTTAAGACGACTTTTGGTTCAGGTTTCTTGCTCTGATAACCGAAGTAACTGTTGAAAGCGTCAGGGTTCGCCTGGGCTTTGTTGTGGCATTGTTCGCAGAGTTGATGGTTGTTCCATTCGACGGGTGTGGACGTGGAAACGTGGCAGCGGTCACAAGAAACAATATCTTGCATCGTAACAGTTTGGTTCGTCTGCGTAGCAAAATTATGAGCCTTTGCCTCGCCACCGAGCCTTCCGACCTCAGATCGTATCTCATTCTTCATCTCTTTGGGCATGTACTTGTAAATCGTGGTCTTGCTGATTCCTGTCTGATCAGCGATCTCCTCAACTTTCAAACCATTCTTAATCAAGAAACTGATTCGCAGTTGCATCTCACTTTCAGGAATCTCGCGTCTGCAGAAATTTGAGGCCAAACGCGCTAACTCTAATTTCACAGGATTATCCACGCTTTCAACGGTCACGCAAGGCCATTCAGGATCAGCGTTCTGACGATGAAAACCATCAATCACGTTGCCCGTCTTATCCTTCAAAATCGGATACAGTTTGCCTAGACTTTTGCTGGAAACGCTGAGATCGTACTCATCAACCAAAACCTACGCCTCCTTCCAAGTTTTCAGGAAATATTCAATCTGTTTAGAAATTGACCGACTGTTCTTTTCCGCAAGGTTCTGGAGTTTTGTGTATATTTCTTCGCGAACGGTGATGGATTTATAGCCTTCTTCTGGCATTTCTTTAACTCCTTGTTACTGTCCTATACAGTACTAACAGTATTTAAGATTTACTGTCCTTTACAGTACTCGTAAGAGTTAAGAAACAGAAACCATAAATAGTAAGTACCGTAATCTACCTTTAGGAAGAGATATGCCCAAACCAGGCTACAAAAGTATCACGGTTCAACAGAAAATTTACGACTATCTTATGCAAGAGTACAAATCACAAAAAGACAAATTAGCAATACATGATGGCATCAAAAGTTTTTCTGGATACGTCACTTGGCGTTTAGCCCAAATGATTGAACTAGACGAGAAACAAGGTCAGAAATAGATGAACACTCTTTTTTTGCCTTCTTCTCAAGCAATTCATAAACTTGAATGGATACATAGATTTTCGACAATTCCTAACGCCTTCTGCGAAAGAACTCTACAAACACTCGCAGATTTAAACTCACAGTGGAAAGGACATAGGGCTCGCATGGAGAGATAAGTTAAAATGAAAGGAAACTTGACATCTAAGAGGTGAACTGAACGAAAAAATTCTTGGCTCTTTTCACGGTGGCAATTACTATCGCCCTGATTTCAACAGTTCAAGCCTCAAATTGGACAGAAGTAACAAGATTCAATGGCTCCGGCTCAGAAACCTACACTACTAATTATTTTGTGTGCAGCCATGTAGAATGGGGGATCACTTGGGCATACACGCCGGATCCGAACTATCCGGACATGGGGGGCTTTTTGATTGCTGCCTATCCGCAAGGCGAAACTGTTTCCTATGTCGCCTACATCTACAAAACCGGATCAGCCAATACAAACGGAGTAACCTATATTCATAACAAGGCAGGGACTTTCTATCTGACAATCTCAACAGCGAACACTCAAAGTTATACTATCATTATCTATGAAGACTTACAATCAATTCCAGAATTCCCCCTTGGGCTCCTTTTCGCAATGCTGACAATCGCCCTGGTCCCCCTAGCTGTACTCAAGCATAGGGCTCGTCTCAGAGCCGCTTGAGGAATTCCTGAAACTTCTCTTCCTTACCGGGGTTCTCTTCAAAATATCGAGTGAACGTTTCCGCAAACTTCATTTTCAAAGCAAGATCCGGATCCTCGCTTGCCCGCTGCGAAAAAATGTTGAGGTAGGGCTCCAGTTTGCTGTACTCTCTTTCAACGACGTCGGGATGAGTGAAGGGAGCTTGGTCATATGTTCCTCCAGGAATATCCAGTTGATCTCCATTGATGTCGTCGACGGCGTGTCCCATCATAAACCGCACATAGTCCTTGCTGATCCCTCGGTCTGGAGGGCTCGCCTCTGACTCAAAGATCTTTCTGAACATATGAAAGATAACGCTATAGGGTCCTTTGTAGATGCCGTGACGTTGCAGCCTTTCTCTGAACGGGCTCTTCCAGGCATCTGGAGTTAATTTGTCTCCGTTCCTTTTAATGAACAAGCAAGGGCTCTTTCGGCTGCCTAACCATCTTTTGCGAATAGGGAGCCACTTCTGCAGTTCCGTTATTGCATCAAGAGAACAAAACGTATAGTATTGAAATCCGTTCCTCTTACGCTCGGCAAAATCAAAACGGATCCTACGCTTTCCTTGATTGATCATTCGTACTATGTAATCGTACTGACTATTGATATCGTCGAGGACTTGCTTGACGCTTTGCCCGGTCTGGAGGCCTAGCATGCAGATCGCCCGATCTCGTTGATTGACGACGGCCAACACTTTCTTTGCCAAAGCAACAGTGTAGGGAGCCGGACGATACTTACGACGTTTCTTCTCACCGTAAACGCCTCGAGCGCTCGTCAAGTCAACCTCGTGAGCCTTGCAGAAAAGATTAACGCTCTTGAACATTGCGCCATAAAGAAGGCTATGAGATTTGCCTTTCAAATCGGGATTGTCCCTGGTGAACTCGAGGACCAGGTTGCGTCCCCAACAGCGATCCTCAACCGACACCGCTTGACGCTTCTCAGATAACAACTGCAGAAACTCAGCGGGCTCCAATTCAAGACTCTTCCGGAGCCTCAACCATTTAAAGAACATACACAGATAGCGACTGAAATTATACTTGCTTGCCTCAGAATACTTCGCCAAAAACTGCCTCACGCAGAGATTGCCATCGATAAAAGCCTGGACCTCTCCTCGAGTGACACCGTACTCATATTTGCGGCGCCAATCCTTCAACTTCCCTCTCCCAAAACAGAAAACACCACACTTAATATATTCATTTGCCTCAGATACCCTAGAGTCGCCGTGGCTTATGGGTCCGGTAGCTGAGGTAGTGAAGAGAAAGCCCACAGCGCGCAAGATTTATCAGGTTAGAGCAAGAGAGTCTTTATGGCTGTGGGCTGCCGGAATCGTTTTTCAGGCTTAGACCTCTTGAAAAAGCCGGTGGCTCATAGCTCTTTCTTCCATCCTATGGTTTAAGTAGGGCAGTGCCTCTTCCTTCTTTTAGAGGTCTAAGCAAAATGCAAGTCAGAAATCCAGAAAACCCGCCAAACAGCAGAGTTTTGGCTTTGCGAGGCGACAAGATTATCGCCACCCCAGAAGGATATGATCTACATGATCCGAGAGAGAAATGTCCCACCTGCGGCAACCAACTCCTGCAAGATCGCTTGACAGGATCCTACCTGAGCTGCGGACAGTGCGGTTGGAGAGGACTCTAGAATGACCGACGAGAAAGACGGCCTGTTCGACGAGAAGAACCTGATCTACAAGTACACCAGCGATCAAGCGGTCGAAGATGGCTTTCTCCTGGATGTGCGGATTTTGAGCCTGAAATGGAAAGACGGTTTTGGAATGATTTCTCACGTCACAACGAACCTCTTGAGCCAAGGCTATTGGGAAATGACGTGCAGCCACGGCATCGAACAGAAGGACGCTGGCAAATCTGAGCTCTGCCGCTATAACTTTGAGAAATACTGCAGCAAAGTAGTCGGAGCGACGCATTGCGAGTTCAAGAAGGAAAAGCATCTGCGAATGTGCAACATGCTAGACTTGTTGACGCAAGCACAGCAAATTATTACTCGCAGGGGGATCCTCGACACGTTCTACTCTGGATTCATCGAATTTCCAGATGGCATGAAACGCAAGGTGTTCATAGGAGCAAACGAATTCGAGAAATTTACCGTCATGCTTCCAGAGGACTATTAAGATGCCAGGCAAATTCTGGCCAAAAGTAAGAAGAGAGATCTGGGTGCGCGCCCAGAGTCTTTTCCAATGCGAACAGGCGAGAACTTTGAAAGAAGATTTCACCGGCATCACTGCTGAACCTAGCGAATTGAAAGAAGGAGGCTATTATTACACTGCAAAAGTCATGGTTCTCCGAGATATCAACCGCGACAAGAAGGGGCTGCCGCCATTAGAGGAGAATGAAAATGCCGATCACTAAAGAAGGAAAGCAGATCTGCGACGGCTGCGGCAAAAACATCGACGAACAACTTGGCGGCTGCCAATGCCCACTTTGCGGAAGACTCTACTGCAACGAATGCGAACCAGACAGCGAAATAAGGAACGTTCTCGTACGGCCAGACGGCCCAGACTACAAGAAATATCAGGAAATGTGCAAAATCTGTTATATTAAATGGCAAAAGAAGAATAGGAAACCAGGGACCTTAGATGGCTATCTTCAAACAGAAACACCTTGACGCCACCCTACAGGGCAGGAAAACCCAGACACGTAGAACCCACAAGTATGAATGGAAAGTCGGAAAAACCTATGGAATCCGAGCTCGCTGGTTCGACAAGCCCGTAGGCAGAATCCTCATAACCCGAAAATTCAAGCAGAAGTTAGGTGACATACCACTCGCAGACATTCGAAAAGAAGGCTACAGCAACATTTGGGAATTTAAAGCAGCCTGGGAAGAGATCTACGGTCAAGGGTCTTGGAACCCTGAAGTCATAGTTACTGTGTACGAATTTGTTCTCCAGCGCGCTCAAGGTAATGAAGAGATCGATCGTTACTGTTAGGGGTTCAGAGCTCTCGCTGCTTGATAATTTAAACTGACAAAAAGAGAGTCCTTAAAAAAGAGGGTTTCAAAACTGTTCTGCAGTCTCGCAGAAGTCTTTTCAACTTAGACCGGTGCGTTACGACCTGTCGCTATGTCGCTGAGGCTCTTTCTAACAAGGTCAACAATGAAGGCCAAGGATCCAGAGATCATGTAGCTGTAGGGTGCGTATTTGGTTCCGGCTGCGAAGGTGACGACTAGGATCCCGATGCCTTTAATGTATCCTTCATAAATGAGCCAAGTTTTCAAGAGTTTTGCTCCCTCATATTGCATCTCACTGTTTGGGTTGGCAGCTTTGTTGGTGAAGTAACCGTAGACGTTTCGGATCATCACGAAGAACGGCGCCACTGCTGAAGTCAAGAAAACATACTTCAAGCCGTTGACAAAGACGACTATGAAATCGGGCATTCCATCGGTGTTGATCGTGCCGACAATGAGAGAGATTCCTCCGAAGACTCCAGCCAACACCAGCAGGAGAACGACTGCAAGATAGACGTTTATTTTCACTACTCGATCACCTCCATTAGAAAGAAAGTGCTGGCGGAACCGAAGCCCCCTTAGGAGCAAGGAGATGCAAAAAGCATCAATATGAAAAGACTTCGATTCCGCTTTCAGCCTCACGTTAATGCGCGAGTGGCAATTGCCACGATGATAGAAATCAACGTCATAACTGTGAAGATGAGCGTGGCCAAGATTTTTCTATTGATAGATTTTGTTGCTTCCTCTAATGCAGTGATTCTGAAGTCTACAACCTTATGTTTCTCAATACACAAGTCTTGGACTTTACTCATTTGAACTTCATGAACGTCTTTTCTCACGTATTTTTCGTTCTTGTCATCGGCATGTCTTTCCATTTTTCACGTCCCCAGCATTATTGTGTTAAATCGAGTGGTAACAGTGAAATTGAGGACGGGCCCAGAGATCTGAAGAACTAATATTCCCCAGCCGCTGAAACAGAAGCGTCCGATCGGATTTGTTAAACCGGAGACTTCTACATAAAAGTGAGGCCATCTCCACATTCTCCAAGAGCGGCTTGCTTTGAGTTTGACGTCTACGATTTGTCCGTGATCGAGATGCCCGTGGGGCTCATCGTAGAAATCAACGTGCCCGTCGGCTCGGTGATCTGGAATGCCAACGGGCCGGCTGGACCACCAATGTTGCGAAGAGAGAAGTTGTTCGAAAAAGTCTTGATATTCTGAGTCGATTTCTATTTTGAACGGGATCGGCTGCGCTGCCACCTGCTGCCGAGTTGTTTGAGTATCTACTTTCAAAATCTTCATTTTTGGTACTGAGAAAAACACGTTATGCTTCCTGCAGCGTGACCGTGAAATATCGGATGTTTTTGCCGGCAAGATCTGCAACCTGAATAGCCACTGCTAAAATGTAGACTGTTGTGCTGATAACTCGGACTTCATCAGTCACAGAAAAAGCGACAGTTGTCCCCGCCGTCGCTGTGTCTTCAAAGCTTTTAGCTTGACTACTTGCCCATGCGACACCGTTTTCAACGCAGTCCAACGTCCAAGCCCGCACTATGCCTCGCACTTTCACTTTTCGTTTGAAAGCGCCGCTAACCCAAGCATCCCATTGGCGAGCAACAACTTCAGAGCCTTCGCCTAAACTTTTGCAGTCAAGTGTTTTGCTATCTAAAGTGACGGTCATCTTTCGTCAACTGCTATATGGCTCACGCATCCGAATAAGCCTGAAACCACCCAGAATTGACTTGTAACATCAATTATTTCGAATGTGTATGAATGCGTCATGATGCCCGCTGCAGGAGTCGCAATGCTGTAATAGTCGGTGCTGTCTCCGAAACTCACAGCTCTTTTCTTGCCGATTTTACTGTTTTTAGTCGGATCACTAACTAGAGGCTCAAGCATCACGTAGAACGTGCCCATCTGCGCAAAATTCAACGTTACGGGCTCGTTGTCGATTGCAGCTAGAATCCATGGGGTAGCAATAATCGTGATCTTTACAACAGTATTCGCATTGTCTTTTGTGATCGCGAATGAATGCGCCGAGCCGACACTTAGGCTACCATAATAGTATGCAGAGGCGGCTTCGTAACTTCCTGTGTCTTGAGTTCTCGCAGTCCAATCTACTTGAACGCCGTCTACAGCAAGGCTTACACCATTCGTTAATGTGTCTCCAACATTTTCAAAATTCGTCTGCCCTCCTGGAGTTGATGCGAAACATTGTACCGCGAATACTGCATTCTTTAATGCGCCGATGCATGTTTCTCGATTTGCAACGGTTAGATTTATCGTGCTTGAATAAGTCGCAAGAAGTGAACTGACTTGGTCAGTGAACTTTGCGATTCCCACCTTCATGCTATTTATTTGTCCGTTGCCATAATTTTCCATTAAGATGTTAACAGTACCCGCGGCGACATAGATGAGAAGGTTGCCTGTTGCACCTATATGTCCAGCCCATATTGAGACACCTCCGACTTTTAGACGATATTCACTAGCGTAGGCGCCACTCATGGTGAATTTGAGAACTAGCAGAGAATTTTCAGTTAAGACTATATTGCCATAATCGTGAATAGTTCCCCAAGAAGCAATATTCCGTAGATAAATGGTTGAGTCATCTATTTTGCTTGATTCGTCACTGAGGCTTCTAACTTGCTCTCCCAACACCATTAGTAAACCCTTCCTTCCGCAGCCTTCATACGCAACAACGTTCCCACAGTCGACACTTGCGTTGCCATTTGAACCGCCGGGATACCAACATCCCCTGAAATTCGAATCTGCTTTTCCGTCGACGGCGCATTCGGACTGCTGGCTTCAATGACAACCCGTTTCAAACTTTCCTGAATCATGCCTGCAACCATCTTCAAGTTTTGCGTGCTGCCGCCTCCGCCGCCTATTACCGCGACGAGAGGCGCATGAAACTCGAAACGATAATTAATTGGGGTGCCAGCGTCAATGATAATGTCCGTAGCCTTGCCGCCTGCAGCAAACTGCGCAGCTGGTCCAAGCAAACTGGTAGGCATAATTTGTCCTGGACCTAAACCATACACGGGTCCGGTACCGCCCAAGTTTTGCCAATCATACCCCCTTGCCGCTTCTGCAGGTGCTTCAATTTTGCGCATAAGTTCATCAAGAACGTTGACGGCATCTTGCAAATCAATTTTCATGGCATTCGCAAAACGGACAGCAACCGCAATTGCGCGGAGCATACTACTTGATTCCCATGCTTTCGTGTAAGCCTCAACGAAATCTTTGCCGGCTTCACGTGCTTTTTCCACGTTGTAACTACGGATCAAATTGTCAAAAACGCGTTGGTTTACATCTTGCGTCTTTTGAAGTTCAACATTCACGCCCTTGATACGATCCATTGTGTCCTGCCATCGTTTCTGCCAAACTTCAATCCACGGTGCTTGTGTTGACACGATGCTTGTTGTTTGGGTTAATGTGGTGTTTAAATTTTTCAAAGCTTGGGTGTAATCAGTCACATTAGCCGTTGCACCACTCGGGCCGCTTGGCAACGTTATGCTAGGCGGCGTCAATAAACCGCTTTTGCCAATTGTTGGAAACTCTGGCATTCCAAACTGTTTTCGCAGACTTAACGCGAACTCACGGACTTGTGGTGCAATGACTATTCCCGCAAGAGGAATTGCAGCTACGGCCAATGAAAGTCCAATGGCAGCAGCTTTAGTTAATTCTAATTCGGTGCGAAGATATTGAATAGTTGTCTTTAGTCCCGTGAGTCCAGTGATCACTGTTGGCATCGTGGTAACAGCCATCGACCATATCGTTTTGCGTTGATTTTCAGCTGCCATGTCTGCTCTCGCAGTAGATACCTTCAAGCTTTCTTCCGCAAGCATCAATCGGTTGTAAGCATCTATTGCTTGTTCGCTGCCTGCCCCGAACTTCTCAAGGACCTTGTTCAAGTTGTTCTGAGAATCACGAACGGACTCTGTGCTTTTCATCACAGTCAGGTTTGCACGATCTAACATTACCTGACTATCTCTGACGCGATCAACCATGTTGTAAAGGTTCAGCGCGCTTGAAGCCACGTTGTTGAAACCGAGAACCAGACTCTTCGCACTGCTGCCCACATTACTGATCGTGCCACTGGCATTATCGACTGCGTTAAGATTGATTTGAAGATTTGTACTCATATCATATCCTTCTGCGATTCGTTTTCCCCGTGAACCAGGCAGCCCACTTCAAAAGAAAAGAAACTTGGAAAGGCGTCAAACTCCCAACATACTCAAGTGTGTACCCGTACTCGTGTGCAATGAAACCGATGACTTGTGCGTCTTCGTTGTACTCTATGAAACTGCGGATTTCTTCTTCGTTGGCAAAAAACCTTCAGCTTCGATTAGGAGTTGCAGGATCCTTGCGCCCTTGCCCATTGGAAACTTCTTGACGTCCTCAAGAGTCAGTCCAGGATAAGCTTTCTCAAGCATTTTCCAAAGCATCATAGTCGAATATTCTTCGTTTGTCTTGGCCTTACTCAAATCAGCAGTATCCTCAAGTACCAAAGGATAGTAATAGATTTCTTCGTCGCCGTCAAGAACCATGTGTTTCTGAGTAGCTTTCTTCACAAGCATCTTCGGATCAAATTTCTTTGCAGCAGCACGGCCTTCAGCTTCTTCTTTTTCAAAGAGTTCTTTTCCCACTTCAGCAGGGCTCTTCTTCGCAGACATTTTTCAAGGCTCCTAAGAGTATGTTCCGATCGCTAAGGTAGCTGCTTCTCCAGACCCGTTTTCTATGACAACGCCGTTCTGTTCGTCGCGCCAGCCATGATGCAGAATAATCGCGTTCGTCAACGTGTATTTTGGCTGTCCCGTGGGAGTGCAGTTTGCAGGTCCAAGAAGAATCGTCATCTTTGTTCCTGCCAGAACGAGAGCCGCATATGTCGTGTCAATGAACATTTTCTCGAAACTGAACTTGAAACTCTTGTTTCCACTCTCAAGGACCGCGGGGACATCGCTTGTGAATTTGTAGTCTTTGATAACGTCTGCATCAATGTCGAATGTGACGCCTTTGATGTAGCCTGCTTCAGCACCGTTGATTGTGATGCTGCCGTTTCGTCCTATAACTGGTGTACTGTTTACCATTTTTCAACCTCCATTTTTCCTTTTTTTGGTAATTTAATACCTATGATACTCACGTAAAGATTTTTATTCCACTCCCTGCAATAACGTAACTCATGACTCCCTACAAGAGTCGTGAAGACGACATACAACATTGCAAGGCATATTACGATTCACATAGAGAGGCAATACTTCGTGACAAAAAACTGTATTATCAAGAGCACAGACAGGAACAGATTGCTAGGAGTAAACGGTATTATCCACCTGAAAAGAGACGTGAGTATAATAGGGTCTACTCATCATCTCACCGCATCCAACGTTGCATAAATAACCGAATTTCCTATCAGCGTCACCGTGTCGAGCGTCTTCAATACGCTAAACTTTACAGTTTGAATAACATTGAAAAGATAAAGGCAAAAAGTCTAGCTCGTTATTATATTCCTTTGAGTGACAAATGTTCAATCTGCAATACTACAGAGCAACTAGAACGTCACCATTATGACTATTCTAGGCCGCTTGAAGTCATTACAATATGCCGTATTTGTCATAGAAGACTAAGGCAAAACAATGAAGTTGAAACGTCATAAACTACTTGTAATCTTCCTTTTACCTGCAATCGTGTTTATTCTTCATGTTTGGTTGGCTCATGTGGGGGGGGGATCGAGGCAAATCTCTTTCGCAACAAGTTTGACAGGTGACCTGTAAGCATCATTTCAAGAAATTCCGACTTACTCCCCTCGAAATAGGAATCACAAACGGGCAGCGGCGTCCATTCCCACATTTCAAGGTGATTCGAACGAAATTCTTCTTGCTTAAGGCTCTCGAGGGCTCGTCCATATTCTTCTTTCGCAGCGATGAATGCTAGGCCGATCCAAGCCCTATAGTAGCGATCATTCTCGCCTACGTACAACAGGATTTTCCGAGTTGCCGAAAGATAATGCAGGAAGTTCTTGTCCTGCAGGCCCTCGAGGTTTTGATGGGGTACATCGTCGAATCGTCCGCCCCAAACTTCCAGGCAGTACGCGTTGAAGAGTTGCTGGAAGACGTGTTTAACCATCTTTGTCTGCGGATAACGAGCCCTGGGCTCGGGCACGAGTTTGTCTATCACACGCATACAAATGTTGATGACTTGTTTCAGGAGGTGCTCTTTCAACTCTTTATGCAAATAGAACCCTCAAGGAATGAAGAGCAATAAAGCTGAAAACCTGATTACGCCGCCAAAGTACAGCTTGTTCCCGGTGCGGATCTCACCTGGACTGAAGAATGTGGGAAGTACATCTTTCACGGTGTTGCTAAGGGTTCGGTCACTCAGGATCTTGTCGACGACGTCACCCATCAGTGAAACGATATCTGTAAACCAGTTAGTAGGCTCCGTTTCACGAATCATCAGGACCACGCTGAAAGTGATTTTACATTCAAGCATTGACCCGAAAACTGCTTGGCTAATGTCCGTGGGCTCGGGATTGATCACGGCCATAGGCAAATCAGTGACTTTGAACTGTTCGCCGAGAACAACGTTCTTGATACTTGTTATTGCCTGGACATCTGCCTTGACCTGGTCAAATGTGGCTTTGTATGAAGTGTAGAATCCTATGTTTTCAACTCTCCATTTTCGAACATTTTGATAGCGTTACAATTAGCGCAAAGTATCTGGTATGTTTTCTCGCCAGACTTGATGCTTTGGAGTACGCGGAGGTAGTAGGTGCTTCGACACTTACTATTATTGAGATCCTTTCTCCCACCTCCACGGATATGATCAATCTGTAAGGCACGAGGATCTGAAAAGCCGCATTTCGGGCATTTATTGTCAAAGAGGGAAAGGATTTCCTGACGCAATTTCAGTCTTTTTCTCTTTGTTGCTAAGGTGTTTTTAGCGTTGATTTCTTGCGCGTGTTCCTTTCTCCATGCTCTAATTTTTTCAACATTACGCTTGTAGGATTGGCGCGCTAATGCGTTATATCTCTCTCTGTTCTTAGCTCGCCAATTTCTGGCATATGCGTTATAGTATTCCCTCTGTTTTTGTTGCCACTCTTTGACTCGCTGATTTGAACAGCCTTTACAAGCATAATTATGGGTCTTGAAGAGGGAGGGATAGCAATTTTCCGATGTTATGATCTGTCCGCAGAATTTGCACTTCTTAATCTCACTCCCACGGGAGTTGACTTGTCTTCTAATCATATTTTTGATTAGGTGTGAAACTTACTTTTATGTTTTTGGTACGCGTTGAAGGTATCGTAATATTTTGTCACTTGATTTCTTCCTCAAACACTTCTTTCCACAACTCAGGAATCTTCTTTTGAACGTCTTCCATCGTTCTGCGTACAAACGGATTCGGCTTCGTCCCCGGATGCCTGACAATCGGACTGAAAACCATTTTCCCATTGACCTTGAAAGCCAAAACCTTCGAGAACACCGGGCGAATTTCATGCGGCGCCGTCCCATACTCAACGTAGACGGCGTAAGGCACAGTTGGACCGACAGATCCTTCCAAACCCTGAACGCGCTTCTCAATGCTTCCAAGCAATCTGCCAGATCTCACTGGAGCCCTAGCACTCATCAAAGCGTAACCATAATCCACAGATGCTCTCACGAGCCCAGGCAGAAGTTTTTCTTCGACTTTGTCAGCAAACAGGGAGAGATCCAAACCCCGCTGCGAAACCTGAACCTGAATGCTCAAAAAGATCAACCAACTACCACAAGCCTTCGTACGTAGGGCCTGAGCATGCCCTTGAGCTCTTCGTTGAAAGCCTCAACCGCAACAAGTTTGACGACCATCTCGTTCACCTGGACCTGTGGGCTCACTTTCCGCTGGAGGATCCCGTGAAGCATATTCGTGCATAGTTGAATGCATATGTGTTTAATGCCGCTCGGTGTTGCCGTATACCCAGCAATGTATGTGATCCTGACACTTTGCTCCTTGATCGCAGGTGTTTTATTTACAAGCATTAGCTGTCCTGCAGACAGATTCATGAGGTAATCAGGTTCGGTTACAGTCACCCAGTTTGCCGTTATTCCGTAGCCTTGATCATTGTACTCTACTTTTGAAACAGAGAGAACAGGATAGTAGTTCAGACTTATCCAAGGGTATCCGTAGTCATGAAATTCGTTTGTGACAGAGAGGCCGTCAATTTTAAAGAAGCCTGAAGGCACGCGGCAATAGTTGTCGATAATGCTTTGCGCAAGTTCTATAAGGTTCTGGAGAAACGTGATGAAAGCTGTATCGTTCGCGTAGCCTAGGTCTGTGTACGCGATTTTGCTGTATGCTTTTACATCTTCTGTTTCACAATACATGTTCATCAGCTTGGTAAAGCTTCAACCGTAAAGGTTTCAGCATATTTCTTCACGTACGTGCCTTTCACACCAGCAACCGTGATGACCCATATTCCCACAGGCGCATCAGAAGCAAGAGTATAATCAAACGTCCAAATTCCAGTTGAAGACTTCGATGCTGTCGGCGTCGCAGTACTCGCTCCTGATGGATTGTAAATCGTGATTGTGATTGTGTCAGGATCGATGAGGACTCCGTCTTTGTCGCGGAAAGTCATCTGCTTGCTTACTGTTTCGCCTTTGTACATTTAGTCAGTTTGCTCCGTAACCGTGATGTTGATCCGATCAAACTTGCTAGATTGCACGTTGATTCGGTCGAAAGATGTTACTTCTAGGCTGATTTGATTCAGGTCCTCAACGGTAAATGCGAAGAATACTGATACTGCGATTGTGATTACTGACGTCGCTCCCGGCAACTGTTCTTTTGCGATTATGTGAGTACAGAAAAAACTCAACTAGATCAAGCTCCTCGGCGTGAATTTTGGAAAGGTTCGAGGCTGAAACTTTGGCTCCCTAGTCTGCTTAAGAGAGCTAAACTTTGTCAAAAGAGCGGTCATTGCTGGGACACAAGAACCTTTTTTGACGGTTGGACCACCTGCGGCTTCAAGACCAATATAAGCAGAATCAACCTTCACACAATCAATGTAATTATTGACATCTATGGTTGAAACTGCTTGCGATGCTTCACACATCACCTGAACGTTTTCAACAGCAACATCTGAAGGTAAGGCTCCTCTTGAAGCCTTTTCTACATCGTTAATCCACATTTTTGCTTCACCATCAGCGACTCCGCGATGATACCATAATTCTATACAATACCATGTGTCAACAACGGGCGTTATGTCCGTGACATCCCTGTTTGCCTCATTCAAAGTGCGCATTGTCCATTTCACATCTCCAAAATCATCCCGAATATTAGCTTGGACAAGTTTCACAGTGGCACCACTCATCAAAGCCAAACATCTAGTTTCCGCGTTGGCAGTGGGAAGTTGTGCATAACGAACATAACCTCTTGTGTAAACGTCATCTATCGCTACTAGACTTTTCCGTGCGTAACAAGCAGTTCCAGTGTTCGCATCTTCTAGGAAGTGTGCGGCATGAGCGTTATGATGGACGGGAACATGAACAATGTCACAGTCTCCTGTTGAAGATGTCCATGCTGTGAAATCGCCCTCTTCAAAATCATTCGTGAAAATTGCCATGGCCTAGACTTCCGAATAAGTTATATTGAACCGCCTTCCGTTATTGGAACTTCACGCACATTCCACGTTGCACTCACAATGTTGCCTGCTGCCTTAGCATTGTTAAGCATCAGAACCACGGCATCTCGAACACCGTTCTTTTTTGCTTCATTCGTGCCAATCTCGATTTGAACGCTTATACTGTAACTGTTTGCCATTCACATCACCTCTGTTTAATGATAGTAAACCATGAGAAAGACTTGAACATCCTTCAGTCGCAAATAGTCATAGTCAACGTCTGCATCCTCAAATCTCAGATTATACGTTGCATTAAAGGAATCAACCTCACTTGCAACATTAATCGTTCCACCTTGAAAGCGAGACAAACCCGCTGTTGATGCAGGAATCAGCCATTGATTATCGACTAAAGCAATCGCTGCGATGTCATCTGTTCCCCACGCTCCAGCTGACTTCTTAATCCGTATGTTTTGAGCTACATTAATTCCGTTAGCTCCTGAAGCACTTGTATTCTCAAGTTCGTTGACTATTATTCCAACGTAAACCATGTCTATGGTTCCAGTGATGTTTGGAAGAATGACATCGGGCAAATTCACGTCTGCCGCTGTCGCTGATAGATCAATAACATCATCTAGTGTACTAAAGAAGATTTTGGAAATTTGGTGGTTCGCAAGTTTATCGAGATACGGCGCTCTTG